CTTAGAACAACGTCTAACCGACGCTGGTATTTGATCGGCAACCCGCTCCGTGCGAAATCGGGGCTTTTCTACTACAATCACAACAGGTTAATAATAACTATGACCACCACTTTCACATGGGCCATCGCAAATCTTGAGCGAGAAACCGCTGATGGTTTTGTTTATACCGCTCACTACACGGTTAATGCTACAGATGGTGAGGCTTATTCTGCTGGTGCCTATGGCAGCATTGGTTTTGAACGCCCCGAAGAGCTGATCCCCTTTGACGATCTCACCCAAGAAATTGTCATCGAATGGGTAAAGGAAAAGCTCGGTGAAGAGCAAGTAGAAAAAGTGGAAACCGCTTTGCAGTCACAAATTGACGAGAAGCGTGCCCCTACTAAGGCATCAGGCACACCTTGGTAGAATTAGCAAGTAGGTCGATAGACGCCTGGTGATTGAAATCTACGCTGCAATCCTGGGTGCTTCCATCGGCGTTTTTGGTATAGGCGCAAGTAGTTTCAACAAGCGAAACAGTGAATCACGCGAGGCCGTGATTCGCTTGACGATGGCAGTAGAAAGTATTGCCGGAAAACTGGAAGAGCTTCATCAGGACATGCGAATTGATCGCAAAGAAATTTACACTCGCCTTAACGAACAGGGTAATAGAATTACAATACTTGAAGGCAAAAATAGCTAAGATAAAAATGAAAACCGCCTTGGCTGTCATGCGGGGAGTTGCCGAAAAACTTAAAATAGGTTCTGCAAATATCAGCAGTGGACTCCTTGCTGGCCAAATGCTGTTTGCCGTGGCATTTGTTGGCACCTGCGAGGTGCCGAATTTTATGACTACAAAGCCACAAAGCAACGCTTGCTTGGAGCGCTGGATGGCAGTCTCAGCACTGTTCATTCCTTCTGGTCTAAGCGAAAAGGCTCCAGCCGCTCCAACCAGTGCGCCTAGATCATCTTCCACAACTCGTAGGACTTCATCAAAACCTCGGACTTCAACCACTCGCTCCGCTACTGAAAAATGAACGCATTCTTCGGTCTAATTGTCGGATTGATACTCACTAAAGCTTTGATTGAGCCGCTGGCAGCTCGTATTGGACGCCGCTACATACCCTCTGCAGTAGCCAGGGTGTTAAATATCTTGGATCCATTCATGCCAAGGTTGATGGCTGAGCTTTCTTCCTCTGAGCTAGAAACCGTTGTAAGAGCACAACTGGAAAAGTTAACTGGAGAAAGCTGGAAAGTTGACGGTCAGCTGCAACAATTCTTCGATGTTTTTGATCCTCGCGTCTCTGCATCAAAAGCTGCGAAAAACGAATTTACACTTCCAAACGACATTCAAAGGTTGATCGATGAAATTAATTAATTTTTTCCGCCATTATAAAAGGCTGGGACATCAAGACGCAGCGATTGAAGAACTCGAAGAAGCAATCATCGCTGCTGCTCCTAATCTTCTCAATCGCGACCAGGACTGGTATTCAACTTGGTCCTCAGCTGTTGAAGCACCTTCTGTTTACACCAATGACTGGGATGGGCTTATTTCTGCTGCAATTGAAGCTGGTGCAAAATTTCCAGAATGTGTAGCAGCCCAATGGGCATTGGAGTCTGGATGGGGAGAACATACTTCAGGTAGGCATAATTATTTTGGCCTAAAGGGTCCAGGCACTTCCACTACAACACGAGAGTTCTTGGATGGCCAGTGGGTCACGATCGATGATAGTTTTATAGACTTTCCTTCGCTCGCTGCGTGCGTTAAGTATTTAGTTTCGCGTTGGTATCAAGACTATCAACAGCATAAAGGCGTAAATCGCGCTGGCGATCGAAATGAATGCGCAAATATGCTCGTAATGGAGGGCTACGCTACAGACCCTGAATATACCGACAAACTTATAAAAATCATGGATTCGCAGGTTGGAAAGCCAAGCGAAGTAATCTTGGACGTGCCTTACGAGTATCAACTTGATAATTTATCCGGCACTGGTTACAGAGAATGCTTCAGCAGCAGCTGCGCCATGATCGCTCGATACCATGGCCAAGTTGACTCGGATGATGAATACAACATCATCCGCGCACGTTACGGCGATACAACCGATCCTCAGGCGCAAGTAAAAGCTCTTCGCTCCCTGGGCTTTGACGCTAGGTTCCGTACTGACTGCTCAGCAAAAACAATTGAGTCTGAGATCAATGCTGGCAGGCCGATTGCTGTCGGATGGCTTCATAATGGACCATCAACGTCTCCAACTGGAGGTGGTCACTGGAGCTGCGTAATCGGTTACACCGATGAAACGATCGTTCATAACGATCCGAACGGTGAAGCTGATATGGTCAATGGGGGATACATCGGCAATTCAGCATCTCTTGGCGCTGGAATTGAATACAGCCGCAACAACTGGTTACGTCGATGGGAAGTTGACGGAGAAGCTACAGGCTGGGCTATTCTAGTAAATCCTGAGTTTTAAGTAGTGACAGTTCTTTTTTGGTATTACAACAAAGCAAAAAATTATATTATTAAATAAAATAAATACAGCCGCAAATCAAGATTCTTGATGCTGTTCGGCGCGAGGTGGTAGTGGATCACCAGATAGACGAGACCGAACTCGTCCCACGGAAAAAAGCAAAGATCCGCTTCCGTGACCGTATTCTGAACGAATGGAACTACTGCTGTGCCTACTGCGCCGAGCCGCTGGGCAAGAATGCTACCCTTGACCACGTAATACCAAAGTGGAAGGGCGGACTAACCGAAAAGAAAAACATGGTGGGCTGCTGCTTCTCTTGCAACAGCCACAAATCAGGTAAACACTGGAAAGAATGGTTCAGAACCCGAGACTACTGGACTGAGGCCCGCGAAGCTCGAATATCCGAATGGCTTGAAGAGTAAATAGCTTCTGCGACATTGATTGCTTTGTAAAAGCCGTGAATTTCTATACACATACCACCGCCTTTTGTGCAGACTCTGTATAAGCCCCCGCCAATGTATTCAACCGGAGCTGTCGGCCTGTTCATTAGTGAACACCGCCTCTGCGATGACAGGAAAGTTTAATTTAAATATACGCTGGCACGCCAAAGCAACCTGTCTGTGTTCTAGCTGTGTGTCTGTATTACTACGCAGCAGAATGTAATGGATCCAGCTTCTAAGGTTACCAGTCATATACATCGAAGTGGGTGTGCACATTGGTAAGATTCTTCTCGCCGTTTCTTTGGCAACGCCGCGCTCCAGTAGCGACTCATAAAGAAGAAAAGCATCAGCAATGATCCTGCCAGCACGCGCTTGCATATCTTTCTGATGGGACGGGTGGATGTCATTGATGCTGTTCTGGCGGTTTTTAAGGTCTTGCCGTCTAAACCAAGGTATTTCTGCCGGTTTGGTTCTGCTGTATCGAGTAGAGAACTCTTGGAACGAAAACGATCTGTGCCGCAAAATCTGGGCAGCAATGTCTCTTTCTGTGTCAATTTTGACGCACATACTGGCCATTTCAAATGGTGACCAGTGTTTGTGCTTAATAAGGTAACGAATAAGATTTGGCCCGGTTTCCCAGTTGTCTTCATTGTTTGGATTACTAACGCGTGCCATCCGCACAATTAGTTTTTGAGCATCAGGCGTTGCCCAAACCAGATCAACTTGAGATGTCATGAAGAGCTTTTAGCAATTTTACAAGCGCGTGTCTTTTGATGTGCTGCTTTGGGTGTTTACCATTGCACCACTCAACCTGATCCTTCTTTAGGAACAGCTCTACGGAGCAGTTGACGCTGTTGCATTCTAGGCAGCGGTAAGCCCGTGTCTTAGATACTTGGTGAGAAACAGCTGTGGTAATAACCTTTTGTTTACCCTTGCCTAAGATTGCACCGCAGTCTGGACATTCCATCAACAAAGCTCCTTAGTTTGATTGGACAAAAACCTAAGTTTGTTCATAGCATTATTACAACGTTGCCTGGCTCGCTCACGACATATACCTAACTCTTTACTAATTTGTGTATAAGTTTTAGGGTTAAAGTCATAAAGACCATAAAATTTTTCAACTATAATCCTGTCTGTTTCTGATAACTGCGAAAGATACTTTCTCAACACTTCGCTGTTAAAAGCACTATCAATATCATCCATTCCATGAGAGCCGTCTGTTATTAGATCTACTAGCGAAGTTCCGTCATCAGAATTATCGAAGGTGCCTCTACTGTCTAAGCTTCCGCAATCATCACTATGAACTAAATACTCTTGAAGTCTTTGGGGTTTTATATTGCAATACTCAGCGCACTCTTCTAATGAAGGTTGCCTAGAATTTTCTGCTTGGAATGTGATTGCCCATCCGCGTAATTTTGCAAGGGCTTCTACTGCCTGTGACGGCAGCCTAATTACACGGTCGTGGTAACACAGATGCCTTGAAATGGACTGACGAATCCACCAGTAAACATAAGTAGATAAAGCGTATCCCCTTTCAGGGTCAAACTTTTTTATACCATGGGCCAGACCAATGTTTCCTTCTTGAACAATATCAAAAAGCTCAGTGCGCTTTGCCCTTGGAACGTACCGTTTAGCAATAGAAACCACTAACCGCAGATTGCAGTTAATCAACTTGTGATAAGCCCTTTGACCTTGCTTGATCTGTCTAGGGGTTGCGTCTTCATTATTAATCCAAATCTGCACCTGACGAGCCAGCATAATTTCTTGCTGCTTTGTCAGTAGTGGATAACGGACGATTTCGTTTATGTACTGTGTAAAGCCTTCCATCAGTTGTTTACCTCGATAATTGAAGCCAAGTAACCGACAGAATCCTCCAACAGCCTTGCAGTCTCAGCTGCTTTCTCTATTGTTACAAAGGAACAAGCGTCTTCCTTTTTATCGGTAAGGCGGATTCCGTTGTCGTTAGAAGATTTAGGGTACACGGCAGCCAAATACAAGTTTTCCTTTGGTGCTGGTGCTAAGAGTGCGTAGCGTGTCATCGAGCTAGTAGCAGGACAGCTGTAGAGTAGCACAAATTTAGGGTGAGTCTTGCTTTTTAGACTTCATCCGTCCCTCTACTCTGCGCCTTACGGATTCGCGCCAAGATGCCTCATCCTTAGCCACAGCCTCTTGATAAACGGAAGACGGCAACGCCTTTTCTAGAGCCGCGTAAACTGCATCCCTAATCCAAGCCGTGGAACGTACGCCTTTATCCATCGCTATTTTTTCAAGCAAAGCTGCCCTATGCGGATCCAACAAGATCTGCATGTAAGTTTTATTTCCGTGGCGTATAGCCAAAATTTACCCCTTTTACACGGTAGTCTAGCACTCTGCTACCAAGAGATAGAATCATCGACATGTTTTCTCCAGCCATTCAATTGATTTTTCCTGGACTTTGTACGTTGCTTACGGCAACCCTGCCTTACATTCCTAGCTCCTTCGAGGAATTCAGCGGCCCTCTGCAAATCGGCAGTGGTGGCACGACTTATTTCGTACCTGAGGTATGCAAGCATGATCTGCCTCCCTGTTTTCGGCTGCATAAGCAGCATCCATCACTTCCGAAAGGCTACTGTAATAACCCATTTCTTTTAGTAGACAAAACGTCCACCCATTAGCGGTGTGATAGATGCTGACCATGCTTGCTCCTTTAGTGGATCTCGGACCAGCGCTTACCGACTTGGGGCTCTGCAAGCGGTGGGACAGTCCCAAGCCACTTAGCTTCTGCGCTCTCCATTACTTGTTTTAGCCGCGCGGCCCATTCGTTTGCCTTAGGTTCACGCACTAGAAGCAGAATTTCATCGTGAATACAGGCAGCCAGTTTGACTTCATCCTCACCCGCTTCCTGTAAAAGCGACCAAAGATTACCCAAAGCGCATTTAAGGATTGCAGCACCTGCGCCTTGGATCGGGGTGTTACACCGGACTGTCAGGCGATTCATATTGCCAGGCAGGAACCGGCGCATATCAGAAAGCGGAACTCTGGTATCGGCCCATTTGTTGTTTTTGCTGCTTTCGGCCAGATCTGCGTTCCGTTGCTGCCAAGCCTTGATGCCCGAATAAGTGCTGAGCCACTGGTTACGGATCTTGGTCGCCTCTTCGAGAGTCATAACGATGCCAGAAGCACCCGCATAGTTCCGCAAACCCTTGGCACCCGAGCCATATAGCAGGCCAAAGTTTGCTGACTTTGCAATCTGACGAGAGCAACCAATGGCCTCAGCAGTAACGCTGTGCAGATCTTCCCCATCCTGGAACGCCTTGATCATGCGTTCGTCCTGTGCGATGGCCGCCGCAAGTCGCAACTCCATCTGACCAAAGTCCGAGTCAACAAGAATCCAACCATCAGGAGCCTCAACACATTGGCGAAACTCTGAATCACGGGGGATCTGCTGATTGTTTGGCTTAATGCAGGACATTCGACCTGACTCCGCCCCAAGCTGCATATAGCTGGCACAAACAAAACCATCGGGCGTCATCTTTTCGAGGATTGAATCCACCATCTGCCGACGCTTCTCAGCCTTTTTCCAAGCCAAGTACGTCTGAATAACATGGTGATCCGCAGCGTACTCTTGGAGCGCTGCGCGTGAAGCACTGGCCTTGCCGGTTTTGCTGTCTACCGGAGCTTCACCCAACAAGACAGTGAATTTCTCTAGCAGCTGCTTGGGGCTATTTAGGTTGAAGCCAGCCTTTACCTTCGTGCCAAGTCTTTCAGAACCGCTGTCCTTAGGTCGAAGATTGAAAGCCCTTGGCGCGTTTTCTATTTCGTCAATCTCGGCGTACCACTTTTCGTACATCTCATCATCGTGACCCATCTCAGTCACTAAGCCCTTGAGCATCTTGAGTCGTCGAAGATTGATAGGTTCCCTGGGCAGTTTGTGCTCCGGTGGCAGAGCCTGATCCAGCTCAAGCACAAAGTCTTTACCGAGCCTTTCAATGTCGTGCTCGTAGTCGCCTTGCAAGCCTTGGAGCGCAACTTTGTTCCACGGCAGACCAGTCCGCCACATCTGAGCCATGGCGGGCAGTGCTCTGCATTCCAGTGCAAAAGCTTGCGCTAGGCGATTGTTTTGCAGCATCTCGTCGAGCCTGTGATCCATTTGCAGCAGCACCTCAACATCCTTAGCGGCGTAGACCAATTGGTCTCGACTTAAGACTGGTGCGCTCCAATCAGACCGCTGCTGTTCTTTGTCAAGGTCAATCTTCAGAATGCGCTTTGCGACCTGGGCAAGTCCATGCTTTACGTTGGGCGTTCCGTTATGCAGGAGCTTGCTGGCGAGCATCGAACAGCGCACACGACCACGCAGGTAGATGTTGTGTTCTTGCAGCCAGCCCAAATCAAAGACAGCGTTGTGGGCTAGCCAAAAGCGTTCGCCGTTGGTGAAGAACAGGCGCAGCTTGTCCCAGTCGCCTTCGTCAAGTTCAAAGCAGTCGATGATGACGATGGTGCGCCGAGACTCACAGCCAATCTGGATCAGCCGTAACTTGCCGACCTCAGGCTGAAGCTGGAGCGTTTCCGTATCGAAGGCAAGGGAAACCGAGGTCGAGATCTCTTTCAGATGCTCGACCCCAAACAGGTGTTTGTAGTCAGACATGGGTGGTCAGAAGGTCAAAGGATGTACTCAGGAGCTAAGCCGGAAAACTCAGTTTCGTGCTTGCCGCATGGAGCGTACCAGCCGCTGTCGTCCAGCTTCCAGCCGTGCTCAGTGCGCTTTTGCGCTTTGTAACTTTCCCAGTCCAGATCACCAGGAAGCGGGAGGCCGTATTCATTGGCCCAGTCATAGTCAAGGATGCCATTTGGCGAGACCCAGCCGCCTTCGTCACCGTCCCAGCCTTCTTTATCAAAGGCTTTGCAGATGCGGTTTTGATCAGCCATGGCAGCGTCAACAGCATTGGCAACTTTGCCGTAGTTTTCCCACCTTGCAGCAGCTTGCATGTTGTAGTGGGACGCCTCAGCCTGTAAATGCTGGGGCACGTTTTTGAGCTTTACTCCAGCGAAAGGGCTGGAATCGAAGGGATGTGTCGACATGGTCTATGCGAGTGGGTCGTTGAAGGGGTCAAATTCAAATTCGTTGCAGAGACGGCGTAGATACCACTCAGCCTTGCGGAGATCCTCTAAGCCGTTTTTCTGCCGATAGCGCCAGATGTACTTAATGCAATTACCGCGCAAGTAACCAAAGTATTCATTCGTGGTCATCGCAGCTTTGATTGCATCGATGCACTCAATGTCGCCACTGGTGTAGTGGTCAGGGTTGTTGACAGGGTCAGTCATCAAAGGAAATAGGGGGAATGGCCATCCAGTCTGTGATCCAAGGCAACATCTGGTCTATGTCTTCTTGGGTCGGCGCATTTTTTGATGTGATGGGATCGTCCCAGAGTACAAAGGTCTCGCAAGCTGCGGAACCAAACTCCGGTGGATCGTACAAAGTGGCCGCAGCAACTTGAACTGCGTCGTCCACATAGGCTTGGATGCGAACAAGGTCAGAACCGTGTTCGTAGCTGAAACAGATTAGCTGTGCTTGGGGCATGGTGGGCCTCCGAACGACCCCCATAAGGTAGCACACTAATTAAGGTAGGTCGAAATCACCGGAAAGATTTCATGATCGTAGAAGCTCATGATGCTGGCATCTATCCCATTCTTCAGGGCCTTGTTGACATCCTTTTCTAATCTGCAGAACTCGTCCGCGTTGTCTTGATACATGTCTTCACAAACACCCATAGCCAGTCCGTCAGGTCCATAGGCGGTGTACCTGACAATCGCTAGGTAGGGCTGCTCATTTTGCAGCTCATAGTAAGTGACCGTGGTTCGACCGGACATAGATCCTTCCGATCCATCCCCAGTCTGCAGGCAGATGACACGCTTTAGCATAGAGTAGTAGTTAGTGAGCGGTCCAATGGAAGCCAAACGAGAGTTTGCCTACGAAAAATTCCGCAGGCAAATTCAGTGCTGTAGTGATGTGAAGGAACTTCAAGAGTTGTCTTGTAAGTTCCTTCGTCTCTATCTTGCCCAACAAGAGATGGTGGACAAAATGATCCTTAAGGGGTGGCTCCCCCAACCCAAAACAGGCAGTTAAGAGAAGGTGACTACTGGGCTTCAAGTTCGGCGGCTTGGGGCGGCGGGCGGCGGGCGGTGCGGACGCGATCAGCAAGGGCACGGCTGTTTAGAAAGCTGACCTCAGCCAGAGTCGCCTCCAGCTCCTGGTCTGCGCCCCATTGGGCTGCACGCTCGACCAGTCGAAGCGTGATGGGCTGAAGAGGGATGGCTGGATCGCCGTAAATCTCAGCGACCCAATGGGCAGCAAGCTCAGGCTGAATCAGATCGCGGGTGGTGTCAGTCATGATGTAATAGCGCGTTGTTGCCATTGAACGGAACCAGAAATCTCTTCGCATCCGGTGATGCCCAAGGCCCCTTCGGCCCACTCATCAATCAGAGATCGCATCAATATGGCACGCATCTCTGGCTCCGCCCAGCGATCGATGTCGAATCCTTGGAACCGAGGATCATCCAACGAGAAGCCAACACAGTAGCGGTTGGCCACCAAATCTTCGGAGGGGACTTCATGGACTACAGTGAGTACCAGAGTGGCGTACATGGGGCAAGTGTCAGTCATCGAGCTACTCCTCTACAAGAGGCAGTGAAGGGCCAAGGCTTTCAATCCAGCACAACATGCACCAGTGTCCTTCGTGGCCTTCGATCTTGCTGCTGATGTAGTGCCTGTGTGTGCCATGCTTGGGACACACTATCTGCTTCTCGGAAA